AGTAAAAAAGTGCACGTAATTCGTTTTTCAAATTATAGCCGTTGTTTACTTAGCTATAAAATTACTCAAAAATTACGCGCATCTTTTTATTTGTCCAATAATTTAGCGTTCAGAATCATGGCATTATATGTGCCATCTTACAGGCTTCTCTAAATACAATTATTTAAATAAGGAGTATTTATATCTATCCGATAGATTAATTAACTTTAAAAAATCCCATAAATGGAATAAGGGCTGCATTCGACTTATTCCATGTAAAGCTAGTGTCAGTAACTTCAAATGCAAATGAAAAACTTGGGGTTAGTGCTGGCCAATTATAATTATTTCCGTTGATTATAATTGTAGTAGTACTGGAATCATTTTGTTTAGTTCCTGTGAACCTATATGTTCCAGGTTCGCAGTTAATAGTCTTAACATTGTTATAATCCGTGCTTACTGTGGCATTATAAGATCCGTCATCATTTAGCGTAAATAATTCAGTTGTAGCCTTACTTGTAGAACCCGTTGCGCTTGCTGAGGTCATAAATGCAATTAACTTATTTTTACCATAAACCCCCGTAACTTTGTCAATTACAATACCGTCTTTAATAACATTTGGATCAATTGCCATTAGTTGGCACCTCCTCCAAATCAATTACTTCATAACATGGCCATGGAGCTGCGTAATTTCCGCTTAACCTAGTGTCATTTACTATTGAAATTGTATCACCCTCATTAAATACAACATAACCAGCGCCATTATAATATCTAAGGCATTCTCTACTTCTACTAATTTTTCTTACGATATATGTTTTTCCAATCATTGCATTGGGTAAGGTACGCCCAGAAAAAGAAGAATCTTCCGTTAAATATACGCTGCTCCAATTGGATACGCCAGTTTCCGGATTAATGCAACTATACGAAAGCGATGCATACGTACTTGATGTTGTACCCTTGCCTGCTGTATAGGTTAAAATTACATCATTAAGAGTTGCGTTATAAATACTATAACTACCAGTAACATTTTCCTTAGTTGCCTCATTATAAACCGTTTCAAACGCTTTAATATTCTCCGGCACACAATTTTCCCAATCACCCGGGTTCACGCCCCGGGACTTCAGAAAAAATAGATATTATCCTCCGCCAGCAGAGCCATAACCCCAGCACCAGTGACGAAGAAATTATCCGGGAGAGCTTCACCGTTCATGGTAACAATAGTTTTTGCAACGCCATTCACGAGGAACGTATCATTAGCAGTAAATGGGGAAGTAGCATAGAACTTAATATTTTGCGCAGAGGTATCACCAGTAAGCACATGGATAGTGCCCTGTTTCTGGTGGGTATACAGAGCAATACCCCCCATAGACTGAAGCGCGGCAATTTCATCCTCAGCGGTATCAACCCTGCCAGTAAGCGCAGTAACCCTTCCGTCAGTCGTCCCAATAGCAGTAGTATTAGTTGCAATATTCTGCGTATTAGTGGTAACCTGACCCTGCATGGTAGTAACGGTACCAGACAAAGTATCAACAGTAGCCTGAATCGTAGCAACCTGGCCAGCGGCCCCAGTAGCAGTAGAACTAGCAGACTGGGCGGTATCCTGAATATTTTTCATATCGCCGTCAATATCAAGGAACGCACCATTGATATCAGTAAGCCACGCAGGGGTATCATTTGCTACAAACTGCGGAAGGTCAAAGTTAGGGGTTTTGTTAGTATGAGCCATTAAAAATTCCTCCTTTAAGCTACGGCATTTTGGCCGTCGAAGTCATAAGTATATGCAGTAATCGCTTTATCGTCATAAATCTGAGCAGTGAGAGCCAAATCGTCATAAGCCTGAGCAGTAAGAATATTCTGATGCAGAGAAGCCAAATCCTGAAGAGCAACCTGAACATTTACATATTCACCAGTAACCGGGCTAAACACCTTTTCCTCATCGAAGTACCAACGCCCAGCCACATCATACTGATACGCCTTAAGATAAAGCGAATCATATCTGCCAGCTGTAATTTTCAGAGCATCATACTCACCAGCAGTCAGAGCACCGGCCCTAAGATAATTATACATGTCTTCCAGGTAAATGTCAACAGTTGTTTTAGCCCCACGGAAAATATTATAGACATAAATAGTTCCGATTACAGCATCATCCACGTATTTTTTAAGCGCAGCAATTTCACCAGTAAACTTAATATCCAGCAGGTTGTTTTGGTTTTTAACCCACTCTTGAATCTCGGTTCTAAAATTAGCAAACACCAAATAAAACTGCGCAATCTCATTCTTTAATTCAGCCTTTGTAGAATCAATCTTACCGTTCAGAATATTGAAATTGTCGCTAATTTTAAAGTTAAGTTCATTTACCTGCTGATTAACATAATCATAAACCGCCCCAATTTTGCTGTCAATATCTGCCAACGCCTTAGCAATCTGCTCATCGGTATACTTTTTATAATCATCCTCAAAACTATTAATTGCTTCAACGCACTCGTTAATCTTAGCTTGCAGCTTAGCAACAGCTTCATAGTAGGTCAACGAATCATCAAACACAGCAGGCAGAGTTTTTTGATAGCGCATATAGATGGGATTGAGAATCACGGAACCACCTCCTTAGCCCCAAATTTGCATGAACAGTTCTTCCAGCTCATCAATGACCATCATATCAATGTTAATAAAACTTTTTCGATATAGAATAAGCAGTTCCGCATCGCTCTTACCGCTAGTATTACCTTTAATAGTTTCTGTATCACCGATGTTTTCATTTCTAGCATTATTAGAATCAGTAGTGCTATTAGAGATATCCGCATTAGAAGCGTAAACCTCATTTTCAATATCTCCAATGGACAGCAACCCTTGCGGAGTATCACTAGACACAGTTTTGTTATTATTGCTAATGCTTCCATTGGTGCTAGTATTGCTAGTTCGGTCATACTTACGTTCCAGGTAATGAGTAATAAGCGGATCAATCTTTAGCATTTCACTTTTGTAAAGTTGATTATAATAGGGCATAATCTCATTCATTTTAACTGCCAATCTATCTGAAAACAATGCCGCAGTTTCAAAACCGATTTCACGCCACCAAAAATGCCGGATGATTTTAGTATTCAGGATCTTTCGATACGTTTCATCAAAGATAGGGTATGAATCCAAATTAAGAGGAAAGCCCGCCTGAAGAATAGTACGCAGTTCAACAGTGTATTTACTCATCAGACGGACCTCCCTCCAGCAACATAGTGGTTTCAGCCTGACGGTCTTCCTGCTTACGCAAGTTAACCTCAATATTCAGGCCGAACTTCTTGTTAATAGCGTCAGCTGCTTCCTGTCTAGTTTTCAGCATAGTCCAAACATTTGCATCACTCTGGTCAGACATGGTATCAATTTCAGACGAGATAAGACGCTCTCGTTTTTCCGGCATAGCCTTAACCCCAAGGAAAGCAGTAGCTTCATTCCAAATTTGCGTTTTAAGTTCCTGCAAATCCTTTGCAACGAAAGGAGCCACAGTTGGAATTGAGCTAAAATTATCTGCGCCTACGCCACCTTTGAATCCAAAGATAGCCGGTTCATTCCCTGTGTACTGCATGTACATGTTTTTCAGAGTAAGTCTTTGATTTTCTTCACAAAGCAACAGAACAGGAGTTTTTTGTGCATTAACATTAACATCAATTGTTCTTTGAATATCATAAAGGCGATAGGCATAGGACTGCAACGCCCAATCAGTAGGGATACTAAGGTAATTATTACGAATTAGAACAACATCTTCTAGTTTAAAACTTTTGCTATAACCAACGCTATATGCTTGTACCACCGTGGGTTCATTGTACACATTCATCTTTCCGCCGGGGGTTGCACGTAGTGCAAGAAAACCTAAATTAGGGTCGTCAATAAATGCAGACATACCAAAGAAGCACAATGTTTGTTCCAGAAACCGTTCGCTAACAGAATCAGGAAGATTTTCCCACTGGAACGCAGACATGGCCAGCAAACGAAGGCGAGTTAAATAGTCACAGAATGTTTGATTATTCAAATTAGCAGCAACCATAGCAGGATCGGTATTTTGCCCAATTGGAATAGAGGGCGGGTAATTATTTCGTTTTGCCATTAAACCACTCCATTCGCTTGAGAATAATCGCCAAAGGTATCAGGGTTATTCCAGATTGTAACGCCACTATTATAGACCTCTTTTAATCTATCCATATGGTCATTAGGAATGTCGCCTACGATGTTAATATGTTGTGTTTCAACGTAGTTCCAATTTTGACGGGTACCGATGTTAGGCACTTTAACGCGGTTAGTCTGGTAACCGAACATAGTAAAATAATCATCAATTACTCTAGCCATTTCTGCCTTAATGCTCATAATCTCAAACACAAATTCAACTTTTTGAAGCGAAATGCTATCATAATCTCCAGATTGGTTACCCTTCTGTTGGGCAGGTATTTTAGAGTGTTCATACATACTTGCCACACTATTTAATGCAGACATTACACCCATACGGGCAATTGTTGGCTTATGTATGGCAAAACCAATAGCGGCCTGACCCAATGCACTACCTAAGCTAATAGCATTAGACACATATTTTTGAGCATACCAATTAGCAAAAACATTTCCATTCCAGGCGCATTGGGGCGACACATTTAGTACCAGTCCATCATTGAAATCGCTTCGCAACCCTGCGTATTCAGTAGGATAACACCAAATAGTTGCCATCATATTATAGGTGCCCTTTACCATAAACACGGGTTGGGTAGGAATTCCAAAATCTTCAAAATTAAACGTCTTGGAATCTCCAGCACTGTTGCTAACCTTAAGGTAATAATATTGTGACGTATATAGTTTGTTGTTTCTAGGTGTATATCCATCAATACCGCCGTAAACACCAGTTACTTGAACGTTTTCCGTTTTGGGATTGATAACAAATGCTGGCACCATAAATATAGACGTAACTGCGTCTAATCGGCCCTCGTCCACGTATAACTGTAGTAAATCATTTACTGCGCCAGCACCCGTATCGCTAGCATCAACATCAAAGAAATTTAATCCGCTATACGACCCGTCAATAAGTTTTCCATCATATCGTGCGCCACCAGGCCGTGCGGTTGCCGCCACTACAATACGCATAGAGTTGTATTGTCGACGAGAAAATGAAGTCGTTACATACGGTCCAGTTTCCAAATCTTCAGGGACAATATTTGCGCCAATAGTATCATCATTTGTATGTTCGCGGGCCACAAAACTCGGTTTAATCTCAACATCGAACATCCATGTTTGAAACACATCAGTTTCAATGGTAATAGCAGTAGTACTATTGTTAAGGAAAGTCATATCAGTAATAAACGCATAGAACCATTTATTAGTAAAGTTACGATTTTGATACATTACATAATTGCAATTATAAAGGTCCTCAATGTTGGCGTTAATTCTAATAACATCATCCTTGCGCTGATAAGTCGTTCCGTCATAAGTCCGCACAACAGTAGAAAGAAAATACTCCTCCTGAGCCGCTTCAGTGGCAAAATGCAGTTGATTTTTGTTATCACTTTCCAGCGGTGTAGAACACAGAAGAATTTCGCTATCGGGATTAAACACCAACATTGAGAGACCTCCTTTTGGTATGGTTAGGTTACGGTAATGGTATACTGCTTGGATACCGACCCAGCGGAGTTCCGGGCGGTGAGGGTGAAGCTAGAGGCACCCGCCGCAGTCGGAGTTCCAGTAATTGCCAGGCCTTCAACTTTCAGTCCGGCGGGAAGCTGTCCAGCGGTCACGCTGATAGCAACAGGCTCAGTTCCGGTGACGGGAACCGTCCAGCTGTACGCAGTATTGACGGTTGCGGCAGTAGGGTCACCAGCACCAAACACAGGGGCAGTTCCAGCCTCTCCAGCGATAAAGGCCACGGCATTAGCAAAGGGAGAGTAGGAGTAAATCTGCCAATGGTTCCAGTAATAGTTCCAGGAAAGGGCCTTAGCATTGTAGAATTCGGTCATCTCATTGAGATTGTCATACACCTGCATCCAGCCTTCGTCAGCCAGAACCGCAACAGTTTTAGCAGCGTCGCCGGTAGTGCCGAAATTATCCACCTCAATAACTCTCTCAAGGAACTGAGCCTTATCCATGTTAAACGCGAAGGCCAGGACATTTACGTCGGTGATAGCCATGATATCAGAACGCAGGAACAGGATTTGCCGGTTCTTAGGCGTCCAGGTCACAACGGGCGTAACATCAGTGATTCCCTGCCCGGCAGCAATTTTTTCATAGGCATTGTAATTACTGCCAGCAAACTGCATCATACCAGAATTGGCTTTAATCTGAGTAAGCATATTTTTAGCAGAGGTTTCATCAGTAACATCACCACCAAGGTAATTGGTGACCATGAATCCGCTATTGATGGCAGTGCCCATGAGCTGTTTCATGAGCAAGAACTCATCAATGTTGTCCCCAGAATACAGGCTGTTAACGATAGAAGCAATAAGGGTTTCCATAGCGTTCCAACTGGTAAATGCCTGACGCATCACCTGATTGGAAATGGTAACAGGGTACTGGTCCTGCCTATTAAGACGATGATAGGCGGCCTTAACATCTGGAGGAGTACGAGCCAAAAGTTCGGTAGTCCACTCCATGTTATAGGTAACCGCTTTAGCAGGGTTGGTGTAAATTTCCTCCACGTCTTTACCCAGAGGAATATATCCCCGTTTAAGAATAGCAAGAGGATTTTCATAAATTCGATTAGAAACAACCGTGAGTGCCACCTTGTTTACAAGAGCACTAAGGAATTCGTTCATGGTCGCGCTGTACTGCAAAATAGGATTGCCAACAGCTTCGATATTCGCAAGGGTTGCAACCGGTACACGTTCTTTGTAATCCGCACTAGCATCAGCGCGAATGGCGTTCATTACGTTTACAGCTGCGGAACCATTTTTAGTTGCCAATGTATCCACCATCCTTTAAGACTTTAATAATTCTATCCAGAACGTCGTTAGCCTCATCGTATTTATAAGGTAAATAGAACCAATCTGTTTCAGCCCAGCCCGGAAATACTTCAAGAGGATAACGAGTTCCCGAACACCACAAATATTCAATAGGATTCCAAGTTGAATCAACCGTACCCTTTTTCAAAATTTTAGAAGTGGCACCGCTAATCCCGTAGCAATACAAAGGATACTCGGTATCAGAATCAATCTGCAAGTGTAGATGATTCCCTGTGGTCATACCCCCTGTATTGCCATACTCAGCAATAACCGTACTATATGTAACAGAATCTCCAGCTTTAACCCGAATAGAACCCTCCGCATGATGAAATGTAGTAACAATTAAATCGCGAGAGATTTTATCTACATTTGAAACACAACCAAGATATTTAATGACGGTAATATATCCCAGGCCGCTATTTGCTCCTGTTTTACCGTCTAAACCAGCGGCAATAACCACACCGTCGCCAAGGGCATAAACTTTACGATTCCCAACAGTGCTAGTAATATCAACGCCATAGTGATGATATCCGAACTTATCCTTGTAAAACGAATTTTTGTATCCTGCGGTAATCTTACCTTTTTCAATTGGAAATACCAGCTTCTGTTCTGTCATTGCTATCACCCTTTACAACTCTTTTATAGGCTACATAAGCCCCGTTAGAACTTAGAGATACGATAACCGCGTTAAGAACGGCAAGGACAAGTTCAGACGCTTCATAGTGCCCAGTGAAAATAGTGGCTAGTACCATAATAATTGCTGCAACGACATAGCTAGTAAGCTGGGTGGGGATTTTATCAATTACGGCAATGTTTTTAAGAATCTGGGTGATTCCAACAGTAAGAACAACAGCCCCTGCGCCTCCTGCAATCGTTGCCCAGTTTACCAGGTCAGAAAATTCCATTACATAAACGCCCCCAATGCATCTTTTAATAGTTCTTCGCTAGACAGTTCTTCAGTCTCTTCAACAGGTGGTTCATCTTTCGGGTCAGAGCCAACCTTAAGGAATAAGCGCATATTGGTGTCTCTGAGAGATTCATTAGCTTTCCTAATGGCTTCAGCATCGCTTTGAACGTTTTCTACGGTGGTTAACGTTGCCTCATAGTCATCAGAAAGTTGCGTAAGCAAATCAGTGACTTTCCCCTCGTCATTAAGACTGTTGCGAATTTCTCGAATCAGTTTTGTATGTTCTTCCCGTGTCAACGTAATTCCTCCTATCTCATTACTTTTGAAAACATTTCCATAGTAGATTTTTTGCAGTTTTGATTAACGAAGTAAAGTGTACCCATGGAAAAGGCCTGCGCTAGGTTTCTATAATAGTAGCTCTGTCTAAAGTTAGTAAATGTTAAGCCCTCTCTGTGGTCTTCTTTGCTAATGGTATAACTTCTAACATCTTCGGTTACATCTTCAGTAACATATAGGTCACCCTTGGAATCTGCCCATACTCCAAATTCTTCACCGTTCCAAACAAAGTTGAAATATGGCCATGACTTTGGCCCTCGCTTTTTAATAAACTGATTGTTATCCCTCAAGAATTTATTTTCAATGGCATAGTCAGCGTATTGAGTACCTTCAATAAGTTTACCAAATCGCGTCTGTTTTTTCGCCTCAATAAATTCTTGGTTTGCAACCAATTCTAACAGGATATCGTTGCGCTTAAACACATTCTTACCATATGGAAGGGAAAGGTCAAAGTATAAAAAGTAGGGATTAATAACGCTAATACTGTTTGAAAGGCACATGGCGATAACGTTTTCCCGCATACGGGCAACAGTTTCATAGAAGTCCAGAAATGATGTTACCTCGTTGGGAAGGTATCTGAGATATCCCTTATCAATGATGAACTCATCAAATATAATTTTGTTTACATCTTGATAAGATACCGACTTCTTAACAGCTGCATTTGATAGAGCTACTGCATATCCGGCTACTTCATCATTGATTATAAATTGCCGTCCATCTACCTTAAATTCCTCGTAGGGAAATTCTTGGCTAATGTCTCTAAAGAATGTAGATAGACTTTTTAATTCGCTGTCATACCGCCTTAGGTATACAAATTGATTGCCGTTATTTAAGAAGTCCTTAATTGCCCACCGTTTTGCCGCATAAGTCTTTCCGCAACCTCGGTTGCCAACTACAAAATTCATCAGGCAGTTGTGCGAAAGTGTTCGATTTATATCATACCACATAACATTACCTCTAAACAGGGTGTAGGCGGGAACCAAGGATGCCCGCAAATCAGCAAAAATGTCCATGGCAGCTCTTCGCCGTCGCGCCCATGAAAATTTCCTGGGTCTTGCCCGCTCTACCCCATACCTTATTATAGCATGATTTCAAATTTTTGTCAATCATTTTATTTTTATTTTGTATGTGGTGGGCAAAAGTACAATCCCTCCCGAAACCCGTTTTGTAACTAACTTTCCTGAAAACTCCTGACCGTATTTGAATGTGTCAAATGTTACTTGCGAATAACAGCCAGGGGGCATTCCTGCCACCGTTATCTTTAGCTTGTCAGGCTCATCTTTTTCAGGGTCGTGACCTAATTCAATATAACATTTACTGTGAAGATATTTACCTCTTGAAAATACAAACTCTTTTTTCCATGCTCCCAATTTAGTAGGATGGATTTCAATAGGTGGTTCGCAATACTTCGTTACATGAATACTATCTGTGTCGGCATAAATAAACTGGTTATCGCATGATTGGGCAGCTCTAATTGTCGTTTCTCGTGCATATGATGTGATAAATGCCGCTACTGGAACGTAAAGGGATTTTCTATGCTCTGCTTCCCCAGTCATGTACCGAATACGTTCTTGCTCCTGGTCATAGTAGGGCCATTTTACACCGCTTAACGGGTTTGTGCCAAATTTACCATACAATGAATTAAGCATCAGCTTTGCAATTTGACGCATACCCATATTACCAGTTTTAGCAGCTTCGATCTTTACTTGGCTCCATTTTTCAATATAATCGGTAAATAAATGCTCATAAGAACGAAATTTGTAACCACCCATCCATTCAATATCATATACATCGTAATGCTCAAAGAACAGTTTAAGGTCTATATTAGTTAGGCATAGGTACACATCATCGCCTTCAGAAGATGTTAAGTATTCCGTAGCTGAAAATCGTGAGGTGTGTTTTAATTGAATTGTGGGTAACTTCCCTGGCTTAATTTCAAAGTTACAAATCAACCCTTGAATGTAAAGTGGAAACCCCTCATCCGCTTCGTATTTCCCAGAAAAATACTGGGGTAACCCATAAGGCAATGGCTTCAACATCATGGCGGGATAAAGTGAATTTACATCGTAAACGCTTCCTCCTGCTATTTCTGTGTCAGCATGAAGAGGGTTTAGGTATACAAATCCCCCCTTATATGCTCGGCGACAAAAACTATCAACTTCACTGTTTAATTGGGGAAACATGTTGTTAAAAACATCGTTTCCTTTCATGGCCTTGTAATCAGCTAGAGCGTTAGAAGCCTGCGTCATTTTTACAAGACCCTGCTCACGCATGATATATAAAGCCTGAGCCACAATTAAACAATCGTGAAAAATATAATCCCACTCGTTTTCATCGGGTTGATACCCAATAGGGCGGGGCTTTGTATAATCTATTTCGCCTTTAGATTGTTCCAATCCAAATGCAGATGGGATTTTTTCTACTTTAAGAGGGATTATTTTTAATGAATCATAAACTGTAGTGGAATAGCTTAAGAATTTTATCTTAATATCATACACTAAACCATCATCAGAAATCAACGTCTTAAACTGCTTTTGCCCTAGCTTCTTATTATCTCGCCTATGCTCAAATCCGGATCGAAATAAATGGGTCATTAAAAATTCGCCATCAAATGCTAGGTTGTGAAAATAAATTGTTTTATTTGACTTCGATAGCCATTTAATAAAATCGTTAATATAAATACCTGATTCAATTTGAGTAGTATCATAAATGTTTACAGCGCACCAGGCCCATACACGGCAGTCATTAGGGTTTGTAGTAGTTTCAAAATCACAGGCCCAAAATTCCATGCTATTTGATATTCTTTATTTCTGGAATTGCTCTTTCTAACTCAGAAATTATAGAATTACCCTTTTTCCTGCCTTGTTCCTCCCCATAAATATATGTGGTTTCAATTGGTGTTGTAATATACACCAAGTAAAATTCATGATATGTTAATTGATTCATTAGCTCTTTAATTCTGTCAACTAAATCTCGCGGTATATTTGAATGGTCAAGCACTGTTTTATAGTTCTCAAATAAAATTTGGTCCCCAAAGTTTCGTCTATCCATCTGCTTTACTAGTGTATCCATAAACCGCTCAAAATCCCTTATTGAGTTGAATTGCTGAGGGAGTTTCTTTGTTCTTTTAAGAACCTCTAATTCTTCTGCGCCTACATAGCTTAATTGCTCTTTACTAAATCTACTAAGCTCTTTTACACGCTGTCTACGCCAATAATTGATAGACTGAATTTGGTTCAACACCTGCTGACGTTCATATTTACTGACCTTTACCCCTCTAAAGTTTACCATCGTGGTTAATGCCTCGGGGCGAAGGTTCTCTAGCCTATTGATTGTTCTCTCATATTCACGCCGGGTATTAGTATCACTTATGATTAACGTGGGATCCTCTAAGGGCACCTTATGCCCCGTACGGGCAACAATTTGATTAAAATGAGAAACGGCTTTTGCAAGCCGCTCTCTGCGCGCAACTGTCCAGGTGAAGGCCATACTGCCGCCTCCTTATTTATCGTAATAATCGTTGTCTTTATCTAAGAAATATTGAATTTCTTTTTTCTTCCAGCGGAGATAGATCGGGCGAAGGGCAATGCCAATTACTACACCAATAATCATAGTGGCAATTATCCAAACAGCCCAGCTAAGGGCAATAGCATCGTTGCTCATGTTAATCTCCCTCCCAGTAGGTCATGTCGGTTGTGTTTAGTCTGATGTCTGAAAGTAGGTATTTAATATCTCGCATTACAAGGATAAACCAGAAAAACAGAGAAATAATTGCAAGATTGTAAATGATAAAAAGAATAATAAACGCTCTGAAACAGTATTCCATGTTAACTCCTTTCGAATAGCCGGGGAATTTTCCCGCCCCGGCTCGGGCTTTACCGACAAATCTCGAGGTACAAAATTTAGCAGACTTTAAGGGAAAGCATTTTGCGTTCTTTGTTCTGCACCTGAACAACACGCACTTTAATGCCATTACCCCAGGTGGGTTCACCGTATACAACCATGAAACGTTTGAGAACGTTGAAGATTCCCCAGCTCATGCATTGATAGGATTTACCCTTGTCATCAATGATTACAATTCTGGGGGTAGACTTAACCTCCCCATCTTCACTGGTCATGTCAACCATTTCAGTAATGAGGTCTTTCATCACAATTTCCTGGTTGATAAAATCGGACAGTTTATAATCGGGGTTTGCCATAGCGTTCAACAGGGTCTTTCTACCCGCGTCATCCTCTGGATTCATGGAACAAAAGATTTCAGTCTGGGCACCACCGTAGATGGTCATATCAGTAGACATAAGTTATATCCTCCTTAAATTAAAACTCTTCAGGGTGAATTTTATTGGCATCGTTGGAAACGCATTCAGCATTTTTAATGAAATCGTCCACAGTCATACGGTAAACAGCTTCATTATATTCCACGTCGGTAACTACAAGCTGAACGTGTTTGGGAATTAGCATGTCTTCACGCACTTTTCTAAGCATCTGATTTTTGGTGTAGCCAGAATCGTAGAAAATAGTCAGGGGCTTGAGCTCCTTGTCGCCTTTGAGATCAAGAGTAGAAATGCGATAAACGGGTTTTTTGATAGTACGAGTAATGTACTTCATGATAATCCTTCTTTCTTTTTTATTTAATGGTATCGGACTTAATTTGTGGGGCTAATGGGTGCGTGTCCCTCCTTCCATTGATATATTCTATTCTAGCCAGCCAGGTTTGATAGTCCGCGTCCAAGCCTAGGCGGTGAATACGATTGATGGAACGCTCAAGGGCTTCAATGTCTCGGGTTTTGGGGTCGGCCCTTGAGGTCTTGATTGCATTCAGGGCCATAAAACGGGTTTCAAATAAATGGTTCATTTGAGCTTTTGTAAGTCGGCTCATAGTTTAACTCCTTTCAACCACGTATCGCCCTCTTTGGGAATGTGGGTGAGACGGTCGTACTGGTATCTGATATCGCCTGTGTCACAATCGTAGTACATCCACAAAAAATCAGCAATTACAAATGTTAAATGGGTGCGCTGATGAATTGTTTTGTCAACAATAAATTTAAGGTCCTCAATCGATGGAGCATAAAAAATGTATTCACAACCGTAGGATGCGGCACAGTACATATTAGCTCACCTCCTTTTCGTTGACATAGAAGTTTAGCCAGTCGTTGCCGGTTTTGAGGGTTTTATGAATGATAACGGGTGTGACGATATTTCCGCACTTTTCGAGCTTGATGCAGTCGCCAATAATGATGTATTCAACGCCGTCTGTTTCTAGCAGATGATTGATGCAGCCCAGAGTGAAATAGTAAGCGTTAGTGTTGTGGTATACACAACCGTTGCTGGTGACGGCGTAAAAATCAGAATCGGATGTGAGATCGTACAGCATGGGCAGGATTCCGGCTTGAGGAATGCGTTCAGTTTCTTCAGCGGTCAGGTGGATTCCGCCATTGTAAAAATCAGCGTCGTCTTTGTAGGTTTCAAACTGACGAGCGCGATTTCTGATTCCGAGCGAAGAAGCGGATTCAAGGATGCGCATAGAAGTAAGGTCGATAACGTACAGGTTGTCAGAATCATTAAACTTTTTCATAATTAAACTCCTTCTTAAATTTACCGCTTGGAAGCGTTCTTTGTGCTTCCTTTCTGTAATTAAATGATACCATATAAGGCTGAAAAAGTCAAGAGTTTTTTCGTTATCGGATTATATGCCGTTTTAATGATGACAGGTTTTTATATAAGGTATTGTGATGGCAGTTGTTAAATAATTAACAATGTAGATGTTATATTTGATTGTTAAAATGTTGTCAGGAACCAGGGTTAAAATTTTAACAATGTTTTTGGTTAGAACGTATGTTCTTTTTGGAACAGAAATTTGGCTGGATTTTTATGCGTTTAAATGAGGCTATTTAATGTGTGTTTATTTGTATGCTATTTATTTGATGTGTATTTATTGATGCTGTTTATTGATTGAGTATACGTGCGCTGTTACGTGGGAAACGAATTACGACGAC